GAGGCGGAGGTGGAGGCGGACGGCTTCACGTCGGAGACGTATACGGATTTGCAGAAGTCTGCCGCAGACAGGTACTACCTAGATTACGAGAAGATCAACGGTGCCCTTCGCGGCAAGGGCGGGTCGGTGCCGGGCTCTGTCACCTACGGGCTCGATCAGGCTATCGCTGGGGCGACCTCTGCCGAGGAGATGGTCGTGCATCGTGGGATGAATCTGTCTGCAAAGGAGTTGGAGAAGTTCAAGGTGGGCCGTGTCATGTACGACCCAGCGTATCTCAGTACGACGAGTGATTACGATGTCGTTGAGCGGTTTACTGGCGGTCGCGCCCAGTCTGGTAACCCCGAAGCCCCGATAAGTGGTGTGGCGGTTACGATGTCGATTACGGTTCCTCCCGGAACTTCTGCTTTGCCAATGGATAGGGTGCTGCCCAGTGGAAATCGCGGGGAGTCTGAGATCCTCTTTGGGCGTGGTACCAAGTTGCTGATCGAGTCCGTCAAGACGACGCCAGAGGGCACCTCCATATATGTGAGGATCGTCAAATGACCAGTCGGTTTATCGGCGAAGACGGCGATTTCCTGTTCGAGGAGCCGTCTAAAGCGACGGCTAATGGTGGAGAGATGCTTGTTACTTCACGCTGCCCGAATGACGGCAAACTCCTAAAGGCTGCTCCGCATCCGGCAAGCGTCGAACTGTGGTGCCGCCGGTGCAGGCGGAGCGTCCTGCCGGTCGGCGTAGAAATGCAAGTCAAGGCCCGAGTTGATGTGCCGTCATATATCAGCGCGAACGCGGAGCGCGGGCTTGCTTGGAACGCCGAGGGATTGGCAGGGGACGGGTTGGTAGACAGGACGGTGCGTGAGGCGCGCGAACTTGCGGCTGGGTCAGTGACCGAGGACAAGGTGCGCCGGATGTCCGCATGGTTTGCTCGGCACCTCGTCGACCTCGACCGACCACAGAACAGCAATCCCGACAACGAAGACTATCCGGGGCCGGGTGCGGTCGCGTGGGCGCTTTGGGGCGGGAGCCCTACAAATCCACGGCAGGCGATGAATTGGGCAGACGCTAAGGTAGCGTCCCTCGACCGCGCCGAGCAGTGAGACGATCGCCTATCAAGGCAAAGAGATTGAGGGGATCCGAGCATTGGCCTGCCCGAGCGGCATGGGTGAAGTTGAGGATCTGCGCTGCCGTGGAGTTGGGCGGGTGCTGGGGGCAGATGACAGTCCACGAGCCGTGGACGAAGGCGCGAGGCGGCCCAACCGACGACGAGCGGAATTGGCTTGCGCTTTGTATCGAGCATAACCGGCTGGTTTCGCAGGATGCCGACGTCATGCGCTGGGCGAAGGATCGCGGATACCTCATCAGCGCCGCTGCTGGCCCGGCATGGCTTGAGGCTGGCGGTTTGCAGAACACCTCTAGCGACTTATTGACAAATAGGTGATACTGATCGCGTAACTGAGCCGTGCGCTTGTCGCCAGCCTCTTTTACATAGTGGCCTTCGTGCCCGTCCTATTTCGCTGCGAGTGCAGCGGGTAGGGCGGGCTTTTTTTGTTTATGAGGTGACGAGTGCGCCATAAGGTATTCCGGCCCGAAACCAAGATGCTCGATGAGGCTCGCGGCACGGTGCTTGCGACCATGTCTGACGAGTCGAGAGACCGCGATGGGGACATCATCCGGGCATCCGGATGGAACCTCGACGACTTCCTCGCGCACCCAGTGCTGCTGTCTTCGCATAACTACGGCAGCCTGATGCAGCAGATCGGCAAGTGGAACAACACCAGTTCCATCGACGGGAAGTTGGTCGGCGAGGCCGAATACTTCATTGGCAAGGGCAACCCCGAGGCCGACTGGGGATTCGAGTTGGTGCGTCGCAATCAGGCGGCGTATTCGGTCGGGTTTATCCCCGGCGATATGAAGGAGATGCGTGGCGGCGGCATCGAGTTTCTGAACGGTCACAAACTGCTTGAAACGTCACACGTCACTGTGCCCAGCAACCCCGCCGCGCTTCAGCAGATGGCTCACGCCATCAAGGGGATGCCGGGGATGCTTCCGGTCATGGAGATTATCGAGGAGATGGCGCATGACCAAATGAATCAGGTCAAGGACGTGATGCGCGGGCGCGCCGACGTCAAGGGCGTGAGCAGTGACCTGCTTCTGATGCTCAATTCCGGCCTGTGTCAGATGCCCGATTGCGACATGCTCGACACGCTAGTGGTGGCGCTTTGTCGCCATCACCTTGCCGCGTTCTATGAGTTGGCTGAATACGGCACGGATCAGGGCGAATCCGACGCCGCTGAAATGCTGCCGTCAGGCACTTACGCGGAGGTTCCCCCCGGGGAAGTAACTATGGAGGAGGTTCCCCCAGAGGAAGTTCCGGCGACCATCAACCCAATGGGAATGAGCCTAGACCTTGAGGCGCTGCTCACCCGTAGTTTCGCGGAGGTTCGATAATGCCCGAGATCACGACCGAGACTGGACTCAACGAACTGCTCAACGAGGACGGCGCGCTGGCGAAGGCCATCACCGGCAAGATGAGCGACTGGTGGAACACGACCGGCGAAGCCGCGAAGGCGTCGTTTGACGAGCACGCGAAGTCGCACGCGAAGTCGCTGCTTTCGTCCAGTAGCACCAAGCGCCTCCCGTATTCGACCGCAACCCGGAGCAACCGTGCTCCCGGCGCTACGCTGGACGGCAAGTTCGAGCGACTGGGTGACTTCCTCCAGTCCGTGTACAAGGCCAACAACGGACGTGGCGTCAACGAGGGTCTGCTGACCGTCGGTGACAGCGGCATCGTCAAGGCTGCCCTCGCCGAGGGTGCTGGCGACACCGGTGGCTTCCTCGTTCCCGAGGAGTTCCGCGCGGAACTGCTCTCGCTGGCGCTTGAGACCTCCATCATGCGCCCGCTCGCGTTCACCATCCCGATGTCGTCCTCGACGATGCGGATGCCGACCATCAAGGACACCAGCCACGCTTCGAGCGTGTTCGGTGGCGTGGTCGCCTACTGGGAGTCGGAGGCTGCGACCCTCTCCGAGAGCGAGCCGACCTTCTCGCAGATGCAGTTGGTCGCGAAGAAACTGACCGGCTACACGGTCAGCAGCAACGAACTGCTCTCGGACTCGGCCATTGGGCTGGAGGCCGTGCTGCTCCAGTTGTTCCCGCAGGCGATTACGTTCTTCGAGGACGAGTCGTTCATGAACGGCACCGGAGTCGGACAGCCGCTGGGCATCCTCAACGCGGCGTGCAAGGTGACCGTGGCGAAGGAGTCGGGGCAGGCTGCCGCGACCATCCTTTACGAGAACCTCAACAAGATGTACTCGCGGATGCTCCCGACGTCGCGAGCGCGCGCCGTATGGATCGCGAACATCGACACCATGCCGCAACTGGCGGCGATGAGCCTCGCGGTCGGCACCGGTGGCTCGGCTGTGTGGATCGGTTCAGGTGGTGCTCAGGGCGCGTTCCCGATGACGCTCTGGGGCCGCCCGATCGTCTTCACGGAGCACTGCCAGACGCTCGGCACCGAGGGAGACATCTACTTCGTTGACCCGTCGTACTACGTCATCGGTGACCGGCAGGAACTGTCCGTGGCGTCCAGCCCGCACGTCAAGTTCACGACGGACGAGACCGTTTGGCGCTTTGTTGAGCGGCTCGACGGTCGTCCGTGGCTGGAGTCGGCACTCACGCCTGCTCACGGCTCGAACACCCTGAGCCCCATTGTGACGCTGGCCGTTCGCTCCTAGTAACTCCCGAAAGGAGTCAGTCATGGCTTACCCGCTGCCCCTCGGCAATGTTCTCGACATCATCCCCGCGATTATCCCGGTCGACCTTCAGACCGCAGCCAACAACGGCGACTACGTCAAACTGACGAATGCCGCTGGCGTCATGTTCGTTGTGTTCAAGGCTGCTGGTACTGACGGTGATGACCCGGTCATCAGCATCGCGCAGGCACAGGACGCGTCTGGCACCGGCTCGAAGGCGCTGACTGCTATCCGGCGAATCTTCCTCAAGGAAGGCACGCTGACCGCTGTTACCACTTGGACGGAAACCGAGGCCGCCAGCAACCCCGGGTCTACTTACACGATGGATGGCACATCGGCGCAGAGTCAGGCGCTGGTCTGCTTCTACGTTCAGGCGTCAGACCTTGACGTCGAAAACGGGTTCGACTGGGTGCGGATGGTTATCGCCGACACCGGCAGCAACGCTCAGTTGGGTTGCGGTCTCTACATCCTCGTCGGCCTCGGTTACCCGAGTGCCCCGGCGAAGTTGTCCAGCGCAATCTCTTAGGAGTCTGAAAATGCCGCTCGCACCCTGCAAGGATTGTGGTTCCCGGTTCTGTTCTGCAAAGAGCGAATGGGTCTGCATCCACACAGGGCGCGAGCGGCAGGCTCACTCCATCGTGAAGCAGGCTGCGGTGACGATGGATAAGCAAGTCCACACCGCGCCAATGTCGAAGGGTTTGCAGTAATGCCATTCCCGCCCGCATCGAAGTACGGCAAGCCGAAGCCCGCGCCGAAGCCGACGCCGAAGCCGACGCCGAAGCCCTAGAAGTCATAGCCGAGCCACGGCTCAACCCGAAAGGTATGGTCTGAAATGCCCGTTACGAACGTCCGAAGCACTTGGTCTAGCGGCAACCTCCTCTTCACTGACAGCGCGTCCACGGCGACGAACCTCGCGGTTGTCGACGCGACGAACCTTCTTCTTACCCACGCTGGCAGCGGAATCGGTTACTCGGCTGGCGCTGGCGGCGTTGTCACGCAGGCGACGAACCGGACGACGGGCGTCACGCTCTCGAAGGCGACCGGACAGATTACGACGAACACCACTTCGCTGGCGGCTGGTGCCGAGGCGGAGTTCACCGTCACCAACACGCTGGTTGGCGCGACTGACGTCATCATCCTCAACATCACCCCGGGCGGCACTGGCACGCCGTTCGCGTTTGTGTCCACCGTTGCGGCTGGCTCGTTCAAGATCACGGTTACGAACCTGCACGCATCGACCGCAGACACCAGCGCGGACGTGATCAACTTCGCAATCATCAAGGGTGTCATCGCCTAAGACCCGCAGCGTCACGGGCGGCCAGTGTGTCGCGCGGGTAGTCGTGGTGCCGAGCCGTCGCCCCCTCAGCGGCTCGGCACCATGCACATAGGAGAAGGTCATGGCTGGAACTGTAGTTGTCACGCACAAGACCTTCCCCTCGATGCGGAAGGTGACGTTTGTCTGGACGTCGAGTTCCGGCGGTGCAGCGGATGGTGCTACCACGCTGCCGGTCGACGGAGCCATCGCAGCCGTTTATCAGGTGCCCGACGGGGGTGGAACGCAGCCGACCAACGCCTATGACATCGTCCTGACCGACTCGGACAGCATTGACGTGCTGAACGGTAACGGGGCCAACCTGTCCAACTCCGCGAACACCCTCACCGCGACCGGTCTGCTGCCGGTGTCGTCCAGCATCCTCACGCTTGCGGTCACCAACGCCGGGAACGCTAAGGGCGGCAAGACCATCGTGTACTACCGATGAGCGGCTACTGGGCACTCAAGTCAATCCTCGATGCCAACCGCATTGAGCAGGCTGCGTATGAGGCGCAGCCCCCTGACGCGTGCCCATACGACGGATCGCCGCTCGTCACGGGTAACAAGGGCGGTGTACGCGACTGCCCAATGGGTGATTACCAGTGGAGAGGCGGGCCGCGACTGACCTAAGTCATATCAACGCTTAGGTCAGGACGCGCCCGTCTTCCCCAGAAAGCAAGGGAGACGATGTCGAACTGGCTGGTCACTCGCGAGCAGGTCAAACGGGCCGCTCGCCAATATGGTGCTACCGCGATTCCCGACGAGCGAAACCGCGTCATCGACCAGATGTGCGAGTCCTCGTCGCGTTCCGTTGAGCGGGCTTCGCACAGGTTCTATATCCCTCGCGTCGCTACCAGACTGTACCGATGGCCTCAGTGGACACGCGGTTATACATGGCAGTTGCTGCTTGACCAAGACCTGCTTTCGGTGTCTTCCCTACAGTCAGCCGCGCAGAACAGCACGCCGACGCCGCTGACGCATTACTTCCTCGAACCTCAAAGCAGCGGGCCGCCATACGGCTTCATCGAAGTGGATTTGTCGAGTTCCGACACGTTCTCAGCAGGCAACACGCCCCAGCGGTCGATTAGCGTCACCGGGACGTGGGGCTACTCGGCTGACACGCAATCGTCCGGCACGGTCGCATCAGGGTTAGCGTCATCGAGCACCGCGACCTCGTTTGTGTGCAGCGACGCCAGCAAGATTGATGTGGGCGACACGCTCTTGATTGATTCGGAGCAGTTGTTTGTGTCCGAGCGCGCGCCGGTTACTACCACGGCCACGCTCAACGGCGCGCTGGCGGCGACCAAGAGCCTTGTATCGGTGACTGTAAGTGACGGAACGAAGGTCAACGCTGGCGAAATCATCCTCGTGGACTCCGAGCGGATGTTCGTCCGCGATGTAGTCGGCAACGTGCTGACCGTCGAGCGTGACTGGGACGGCACCCTGCTGGCTTCTCACCTCACCGCAGCCACCGTGTACGCCTACCGCACCCTGACGATTGAGCGGGGCGTGAACGGCACGACAGCGGCCACTCACGCCAATGCAGCGACGGTTGCCCGCTATATCCCGTATGGCGAGGCCGCGCGACTGGCGCTGGCAGACGCCATCTCCAACCTCGCCCAAACCGACGCCGCATTCGGTCGCATGATCGGGCAGGGCGATGGCGCGCGTGAATATACGGGCACTGGAGTCAAGGAGTTGTGGGCGCAGTTCATGGCGCACGGCAACCGGCGCTCCCGGTTCGGCACCATCTAATGCAGATTTCAATCACTTATACGGGGCCACTGGCAACTTCCGGAAGTGCTCCGATGAAGAAGGCCGTCGAGCACTCGATCCGCGAGATCGTCGAGTTAGGCCATGAGCGCCTTGAGCGAATGCTGGTGCCTCGCCCGACTGGTGTATATCTGGCCGTTCCGCCCGGGCGCTCCAAAGGACACTACCGGCGCAGCATCCACCACCAGATCGGTGACAACAGCGCGGTCATTGACGACTCAAAGGTTGTCTACGGCCCGTGGCTAGAGGCTGGAAACGGTGGCCGGTTCAAGGGCTATGCGTCATTCCGCAAGACCTATCAGTGGATGGAATCCATCACGCCGAAGGTTGTGCAGGCTTGGGTGGGCAAGGCCGTCAAAGAGATGGGCGGCTAACTCATGGTGTTCGACCCGTCCACCACCCTGACTTACATCGAGCAGTACGCGAACATGACCGGCTACTTCACCGCCGTGCAGATCGGCGAGCCGAAAGGCCCGATCCAGTTCGACATGGCCGTTTCCATCTTCATGGAGTCAATCAACGTGGTGGCGTCCACGCTGAACAGCCCCATCGAACTGCACACGGTCACGTTCCGCGTGTATCGAAACATGCTGGAGGAGCCAATCGCGGAAGCGGAGACGCAGGTGTCGACGGCTGTCTCGCAGTTCCTAAAATCCGTGTTCGCCAACTTCACGCTCGGCTCGACCACGCGTTGCGTCGATGTGGTCGGACAGTACGGGAGCGGGGTGGGCGCGAAGTGGGGCTACATCGACATCAGCGGGGTCATGCACCGCGTCTGTGACATCACGCTGCCAATCATTGTGGACGAGGACACGTCCACATTCTCGGCGTAGGAGGACTCGGAATGGCTGGCAAGACAACGGCAACTGCGAAGTATTGGGCGACTACGGGTATCGAGTGTGGCGACTGGCGCGTTGAGGCGGGGAACGAACTGGTCGGATACCCCGAAGTGCTCGACATCGAGGGTCTGTTAGAGATTGCGGCGATTACGGCGGCATCACCGGTCAAGGCCGAGGAGATTGCCCCGGTTATCGAGAAGGCGGAGGTGACTCATGGCTAAGGTAAGCGGTCTCGGCGTCCGGCTGTACGCGGCTGGGTATGACTTGAGCGGCGATGTGAACGTGGTGGACGCCATCGGGTACACGCAAGAGATGCTCGACGTTACGACGCTCGACCTTGAGGCCACGTCGCGCCTTGCTGGGCTATCGGATGCCTCGCTCACGGTCAACGGCTGGTTCGAGGCTTTGAGCGACCACACCGCCTACACCAGCAACACCGGCAAGATGCCGACCGCCGATCAGGTCGTGTTCACCCAGATGGGCACGGCGCTCGGCGACCCGTTCGCTGGGTTGACGGCGAAAGAGGCGACCTACGTCGTCACGCGCGCGAGCGGTTCCGCGCTCGCAACAACCGCAACCTACAGCAGCACGGCGGGCCAGCAGTCCGAGTGGGGCGTCACGCTGACGGCGAGCAAGACCACAAACGCATCTGCGGCGAGCGGTACTGGCGTCGACAACGCGGCCAGCAGCGCGAACGGGTGCGTGGCGTACCTCGAGGCGATGAGCCTGACATCTGGCACCTGCGTGGTCAAGGTGCAGCACTCAACGGACAACTCGACGTGGGCTGACCTGATCACGTTTACCAGCGTGACCACGGCGAACGTACCGTTCGCTCAACGCTCGACGGCGAGCGGCACCATCAACCGTTATCTGAGGGTCAATACCTCGGGGACGTTCTTGACAATCGTGTTCGTGGCGGGCGTCGCTCGTCTGTAGTTCCCTGAAAGGGGTGCATTGTGGCAAAGCAGACCGGTCTGGGTGACTACTTCGCCTGTGACAATAGTGCTGGGTCGCTCAAGGACATCAGTAATGATGTCACTGGCCTCGGCGTGAATATCGGGCAGAACCTTTTTGACATCACCGGCCTCGACAAGTCGGCGATGGAGCGGCTTATCGGCCTCGGTGACGGATCGTTCGCCGTTTCTGGCGTGTTCAACCCCACGGCGAACCAGTCTCACGACGTGTTCAAGACGCGCACCGGGACGCGCACGGTGGACTACAAGATCGGCGGCAACACGCAGGGTAACCCGTACCTGACGATGGAGTGCCTCGTCGACTCGTACAACCTGACGCGCGGCTCGGACGGCTCGCTGACGTGGTCGGCTGGCCTGCAACTGCAGAGCGGCACGACGCCGACGTGGTCAACCGTTCCGTAGCGCGGAGTGCTGGCCGCACTTTGCATGTGAATAGTTGAGGGGGTTTAGATGGCTTACAAGGTTGAGAAGAAGTTTCTCAAACTGGTGCTGGACGACTGCGATGGGGCTGAGGTCATGTGCCGTATGAGTATCTCGTTGGGGGAGATGCTCGCGTTGCGTGACCTCAGCAACTCGGAGGACGGCGTGCGCGACGCATACGCCAAGTTCGCCGCTGATGTGCTTGTGTCGTGGGACATCGAGGATGATGACGGCCCAGTACCGCCAACAGCCGATGGCTTCATGCGCCTTCCTTCGGGCATTGCTTCGTCAATCATGGCGGCATGGGGCGAGCAGTTGACGGCAGTCCCTACGAAGTCCGCCACCGCATAGAGCGGTGGCGGCATGTCGGTGGTGGTACGGATGCAGATGGATCAGTAATCGAGAAACCGCACGAGTTGGCGTGGGCTGAAATGATCGACAACCTGTGTCAGAGGTACAGCGCGCTTCCTTCCGCCGTGCTTGCGGAGGATGTCGAGATGCTACGCATACTGGCGCTTGTATCAGAGGGTGGTGGCAGTAATGGCTGACAACACCGTCACGATTCATATCGACGCCAAAACCGACGATGCCAAGAAAGGTATCGACGGGGTAAACACCTCTATCGGCAGGATGGGGCCAGAGTCGCAAAATGCGACTTCGCATGTTAGTAGTCTTGGCGACACGCTCAAGAGCGTCGGAAGTATTGCTACTGGTTTTATAGCCGCAACCGCGATTCAGTCCGCAGTAACCGGTATTACCACTTTTGCAACTGGAACAGTCAAGGCTGCAGTCGATCTCGGCGAATCGCTCAATGCGGTAAATGTTATTTTCAGGGAATCGGCGCAACAAATTCTTGATTGGGGCGCAAACAACGCTACTCAGTTCGGGTTGTCCCAACGAGCGTTCAACGCTCTGGCGACCCCGCTGGGCGCGCTGCTGAAAAATAGCGGCATGGGCCTTGATGATGTTGCCAAAAACACAATCAATCTCACCAAGCGCGCTGCAGATATGGCATCGGTGTTCAATACCGAGGTTGCGGACGCGCTGAACGCTATCAACAGCGGACTGCGTGGCGAGGGCAACCCGCTGGAGCGGTACGGCGTTGGGCTGAAGGCAGCAACGGTTGAGGCTCGTGCTTTGGCGGATAGCGGCAAGGGGGTGGCGAAGGAACTTACGGATCAGGAGTTGGCTTTAGCCCGCCTAAGTATCATTTTCGAGCAGACCGCCGATACGGAAGGTGACTTTGCAAACACGAGCAAAGACCTTGCCAACGCGCAGCGTATTGCTAACGCCGAAATGGAGAAGTTGCAGGCGACAGTCGGCGCAAAATTGCTGCCGGTCATGCTTGAGTTGCAGAAGGTAAAACTCGCCGTAGCGTCGGCAGTTGTTGACAAACTGCTACCGGCGCTCGACCACCTTCAACCTGTGCTAAACCTGATCAAGGATTCCGTGGTGCAGGCCGCGAAGCCGTTTATCGACGCCCTATTGCCCGCCATCAAGAAGGTTGTCGACTTCATCAAGGATGACTTCGCCGGGATCGGGCGCGAGTTTACGATTGCTGAGGTGGTGAGGGGCAAGATTGTCCCCGCGTTCAAGGACATGTACGAGATCATCAAAGATGTCTTGAACTTCTTGAAGCCTCTAGCCGACTTCGAGATGGCGCACTTGCAGGGGCAAATCGAGGCGATACGGGGGGCATTTGAGGTCGCTGGAACAGCGATCAAGAATGTGACCGGATTCCTACGCGAGCATCAAACGATTGTCGCTGCTGTCGTCGCTGCCTATGTCGCGTACAAAGCGGTACTGATAGGTGGGGCGATTTACACAGCCGTTGCCACCGGTATTGGAATTATGACAGTGGCAATGACGACCGGGTTGATTCCAGCACTCATCGCATTGGCAGCGAATGAGGGAATCCTTACGGCAGCGCAGGTCGCATTGAACATCGCAATGTCGGCCAACCCTATCGGCTTGATCGCAATCGCGATTGCCGCGCTGGTTGCCGTGGGTGTCCTGCTGTATCTCAACTTTGACAAGATCACCGCAGCGGCTGGATACCTGTTCGATCGCATCAAGGAGGCTGGTTCCGGCATCAGCGACGCATGGAACTCGATGGTCGGGTTCGTCACCGACAAGGCGACCGCGCTGTTGGACAAAATCAAGGGCGTGGGCACCGGCATTTACGACGCCGTTGTTGGTGCGTTTACCTCGATGGTTGAGTTTGTAAAGACATACTGGCCGGAGATTATTTCACTCATTCTCCTGCCCTTCTTCCCGATTGTCGCGCTTGCCACCGACGCATTCGGTATTCGCACGGCGCTGGGAATGGCATGGGACTGGATTCGCGAAAAGACCAGTCAGTTCATCAACTCGATCATCGAGTTTTTCCAGTACCTGTATGACCATTCATACCTTGTGTCGAACACTGTCGACGCAATCGTCAAATACTTCACGGATATGCGCGACTTGGTGCTCGGTATCTGGAATGCCGTAACCGGCGCAATCGAGGCCGCGTGGAAGTTCATCTACGACGTTTCTAGCGCGATAGTCAAAGCGGTTGTCGACTATGCAGTCGATTACTGGGAAATGCTAAAGGCGCGCACCACCGCAGTTTGGGACGCCATCACCGGCGCAATCAAGGCCGCGTGGGATTACATCTACGACATCGTGTCTTCCGTGGCACAGAAGGTTGTCGACTTTCTGTCTGGT